GGCTTTTTCTTTATATATTGAGAAGATTCTTACAGGCTTGTGGTTATGGCATCTTCTACATTCGGATCTGTAATAGGGCGGGTTTGGCAATTTTGAAAAGTTTTCTAACTTTTTAAACTCTCCACATCTTTTGCAGACCTTACCTCCGTCAGATTGATATTTATTTTGTGTATTAAATGCTCGTCCAGATCCTGCACATTTTCTGCTGCAATATATACCTTCAGCATTTCTTCTAATAACATTATAAAGTGTGCCATATTTTATTTCAAAATTACCATCACACCAGCCACATTTTGCCGGCACAACTTCTAGAGTACGCCATAGATCTCTGTTAGATTTTAGCTGTTCTAATGTATACAAATATTCCTCTTATTATAAATATAAAAGTACTAGAAAGACTAAAAAAATACTTTTTTATTTAAAATGAAAGAGGCTAGTTGGAAATAGAAAAGGCTCCAAAAAGGAGCCTTTAATTTTAGGAATATTGTAGGGTTAGAATGCTGCGCTAATAAGTCCTGGGAAGTCCAGTGCGCCTCTTCTAGCTCCAGAGTCAGCAAGTAATTCAACTTCATCCAATTGAACTGGAATTTGTCTACCACCACCAGTTCCCTGGCTTAAAGCTACTGCTTCACCACCACGAATGGTTCTGATAGCCTCTACAGTTATTTCAGCATTTTCAGTGATGGTAAAGGATTCAGCGGTATAGCTCTTTCTGATGCTATTGAACCAGCAATTTTCATAAGTGGTTATAACAGCATCATTATCTGTTCCGGTATATTGATCTATAACAACGATATCAAAAGGAATTCTTTGAGCTTGAATATTTCTAAATCCTCTGGAAAAAGCTTCAGTTAGGCTTAGGCCGTCAAATACTATTCTGGAAACAGAAAGACTTATTTCGGCTGGTCTTTCAGGAACTGCTTCCACAGTACCATCTGTGCCAACTTCAAGAATTCTTTTAACCTGTCGTTGCTGGCTTTCTTCAAATGATTGAACTGCACCAACTGGCTCATTATTTACGAGAATCAAAATTTGCGTGCTAAGGGCTGTTCTAGTGGTGCTATCTAGAATCGAGCCAGTTTTTGGATAAGTTGGCATTATTATCTCCTAAATTAGGCTACCCCAACCTCAATATCAATGAAGATATAGTTGATTGGATATGCGGGCTGGAATTGCAGATAGACGTTCCATTGTCTTGGATCAAGTTTATCTCTCTCTACTCTAACGTTCTTATAACCAGTAATTAATCCCTGGGTTACTAGAGATGATAATAGGCCAATAACTCTAGAGGTTATAGAACCTAGAGTATTGTTATCTTCTACTACGCCAATGAATGGCTGAAGCCCTTGTCTCAAAACTTCCTTAACCCTATCTCTAATAAAGATGATGGAAATTTCTTCATCTTCTACATAACCAGATTGACTGGTGGTTCTGCCAGCTAATACCTTTCCGCCACCTACTACTGGTTGAACAACGGTAGCTCCAACGGCACCAAGTTGATTGAGTACAACTGGTCGATACTTCTTGTCTCTCAGAATATTGAATCCTGATAAAACTTTATTGGTTAATGGTATTGCTACGTTCTGTGTGGCTGATAGGTATCCTGCTGCAGCTGCTGCCATATAGAAACCATCAATTAGGGTATTTGTGCCATTGATTGCTCTGACAATTTGATCTGGGTAAAAGTAAACAGATCTGTTGCTAGTGTAGTTGTCGCTTAGCTTAAAGTTCTGAATATCTTCGATATTTCCATCTAGAACTTCTTCTGGATCATCACCCTGAATTCCTTCTAGAATGCCGATATCTTCTACAGCAACTTCTTCCTGACCAAGTAGTGCAGCAACAGTTACACCTTGTTGGGCTCCAAACATTGCAATTCTTTCTTTCTGAATTGCGATGGTACTCATGGTTTCAACGTGCTGAACTGCAGCTCTAAAAATTACGCTTCTATTCTGAGCTGGCAAAGGAACTACAATCTGACACTCTTCTGCCTCTAGGGCTTCGAATGCCTCAAACCAGTTTGTGTCAAAGAAATCTGCATCAACCTCATCTATGTAAGAAATCTTTAGACCGTCACCCTTTCTGAGGGTTGCCGTGCTGGTGCTATCTCCAATGATACTCTTATTTAGAACTAGGGCGGCGCGAACAGATGATGTGTCTGATGGATCCTTTATATAAAAATTAATTTCCGATACATCTACACCAGAGACTAGAGGAACACCACCGGAATCATTACCTTCCACAACTACGGAATTATCGTCCTTGATAGAAACAATAGTTAGTTCTACTAGTGATCCATCGTCATAGCTAGAACCAAATAGAGTTTCTGATATACCAGTATATCCAGTAGATGATGGAGCTTGACTTATAATATCACCACTTGAGTTTTTCAATGATTGAACTACTATAATTTTTCCAACATCTTCTGCATCAAAATTTATCTCTAGTGAGGTAAATATATCTTCAGTGATTGCTCCTAGGTTGCCTTGGCCAAGAATTGTATTTCCTGTTTCAACTACGGTATATGAATAAGCGTAGTTTTCACTCTTTGTAAATTCTTCCAAATCTAAAGATCCGTTATAAAATGGACCATATTTATTTGGTAAAATTTGAATTTCTTGACCATTTCTAATTACAAAGATATTAACCTGAGTATCTGTATCTGGCCGACCACGCTGTAAGCCTGAGGTTGGCTGAGGAATTATGAATGTTAGGTCATCAACCTCACAGGCATCTGGATCACCATTACAAACCTGAACACCGCCAACACCCTTTGAATTCTTTTCATCAACTAGGGTGACGGTGGTTCTTCTTGGGATAGGTGGTTTGCACTGTAGGGCTAAGACGTATGGGCCTTGATTTTCGAAGCATAGTCTAGATCCAAGTGATAATGTGTTTGAAACGCTTTCCCTTCCGTGCTTTTGAAATAGTTCTGCAGCACTCAAGAATAGTTCGGGATCATTTATATCACTAACGGCAATATATCTTGCTTCCAGCCTATCGTTCTTATTTAGTACTCTAGACTTTACATTAATAAAGAATTTATCACCTACTGCGAACTTTCTTGTTGCGCCAGGCTTAATACCAAATAACAAGATGCCATTGGTTTCTAGTATGTAGAAATCCTGACCAGATGAAGATAGTCCGCCAACCCCTTCTAAGGTTGGGTAGGCAATCGTTGAATCACTTAGAGACTCAACTCTTACTCTTTTAGAGTTTGTTACTTTTATTATTTTATATAATCCGCTAGCACCACCACCGCAAATAGCTAAAACCTTACCAACACTTGAAGAGGTAAAAGTTGGCTCAACTGATGTGGATTGATCTATAAATAGGTTGGTTGCTTTAATTTCCCAATCAAAACCGGGGCCTGCTGCGGTTGATATTACATCTGTATCTATGGTTATTGTAGTTGATCCGCTGGCGAATGCCATAGAAGTTATTTTTCCAAAAGAACCATAACCATCATCTACACAGAGGTAGTCGCCAACTAAAACCTGACCAGCGCTAAGTAAGTTTGTTGGAACTGAAAACTGGCTTGTATTCTCAGGGGTTTCTCCGCCGTCTGCAACTGGTGTTCCAAGTCCGAATGTTGAACTTGAGGCGATTACATATCCATCATCACAGGGTACTTTATTTCCGGAGGTTGCACCCTGAGTTCCGTGAAAGTATGAGTCTTGGAATACAATTGGTCTGCCAGCAGAATCTTTTATTTGTCCAGAAACGGAGCCTGAAACAGTGAAGGTAGTTAGACCATTAATTGGCTCATTATTTCCATCTCTTACTACGCCAACGGCCTTGACGGTCCAGGTTTCCTGTGGCGCATTTTTATCCAGAATTTGTATAGTGCTTATATCACCACATACTTCGTCTGGAATAGTTCCATCACCTTTGTTGAGTGAGCTGGCAGACCATTTTTTACCATCCTGATCTGCGATGCTGGCTCCCTGAAGTTCTATACATCCAGTTTCAATATCTATTCTAAAATCAAAATCACCGCTAAAACTAGACTCATCTATCTGGCTTTCGGTACCACGCAAAGCACTACCATTTACATATAGCTCAGTCCTACCAGAAATTACTGGAGAATATCGTAGCTTAAAAAATCTTCCAGCTGGTTCACCAGTTGGGCTACAACTAGCGTCACCATCTTGTCCACTTCCAACTGCAGATTCTACTATTGTTTCTTCTCTTAAACCTTCGCCCATGATGCAGGGTATTCTTAATCCGCCTGGGATGGTTACACCCCTGGAGATTACCCTGTCCCTGGCAAATACGCCAGGCTGAACATAGCCTGATATTCCTGGGATGTTAGCCATTTAGATCCTCCAAAACTTTATGATAACTAGTCATATTCAAACCTTTATATTAGTAGTTTAAAACTTTTAAAGTTTTACCTCTGCTATCTCTATTATATCTTCAAACTTTAAAGCTTGAACGTCATCAATATCTTTCTTACCTGGTATGGGGGTTCTTGCAACATCAAAATAAAAAACAATTTTTTCTACAATATTTTCTATAGGTATTTCAACTCTCCATTCTGATCTAGTAGAAAGTGATAGTGTATGACTAAAAACATAATCATTAGCATAAGGCTCTGCGCTTTCAGCTCCAATACTTAAACTTTTTATAAATAAACCATTAGCACGTAGCTCATTCCAGGATACATACTGAAGAATCAACTTTGCAATTTCAGTAATTTCCTCAAGCTCACTATGACTTTCAGAATAAATAGAAACATCAAAGTTCATCTCCCAGACTCCAGCGTAGACTCTGTGAGTTGGGGTAAGTACTTCCTTTGTTATTCCAAATTCTGTCTCGACAAAATCTTTTCTATATTTAGTAGAATAATTTTGATTAAAAGAAATTGGTACAGAATTTCCACCACTAGTCTTTACTGTAATAGCTGGATAAAATTTTATTTCATACCTATAAACGTCACCAATTAGAATTTTAGTTGTTGATGGATCATCTATTGTCTTACCAGTTAAATCAGGTGTAGCTGGAAAGCCATATTCATCACTTCGATAAGTATATACATTATCCATACTAAAATGTTTTCTAAGTATGTCAATTAATAAGTTTTTAGGCTGAACAATCGAAACGTTTTGTATAATGTGGTTGTCTGCAAAGAAATTAGAGTAAACCCTATGATCTGCATTAAAACCAGTGCCTGGTAAGTTTTGAAGGTCCAATCCCATTGATTTCTACCTCATAGTTATGGGTAAATACTTTAAATCTTCGATTTCTTTAGCCTGCTGACAAAAATGCTTTATTTTAGCAATGTGTTCGTCTAAAGAGTTTTTATCATCTAAATCTTTAATATTAATAATAACTGTCTTTTTTATTAGTAATTCCACAATAACATCATCTTTTGATCCATATATTTCTTTTCCTGATACAACTTCTATAGAGGAGC